AAAGACCGTCTTAACCAAGTTGGATTACCCTTTGATGAAGTTGAAAGCGGTTCGGACGGTGTAATTTGTTTAGTGTTTGCAACAGATGATGAGGAGTATACAGAATGATTGAACATGACCGAAAGAAACTACTAAAAGTTATTAATCTAATAAAAGACATTGGCATGACTACCGATGAAAAATGCCCCATTACATATAACCAAGTATGTGAATTGCAGGATGCTGAATATGTATTGCGTGAGATTGGTGTATTCGCCAAGCCTAAGTGCAAAGAACATGGGCATCTATTGTATTGGCATGACTATGAGTATGCAGAAGATGTACGGGATGACACCAGTGAAAACGACTAGGTGCATTGATTGTGACGGGGAAGGCACGTTGGAAACAGAACGTGCTTGCCCTGATCCNATACGCGGCGGGGAACTTGTCGGCGTAGTTGTAGAGTGTTGGTACTGTGATGGTACAGGTGAAATTACAGATTATTATGCAGAAGAGGATGACTTAGATGGGTAAAGTAAAAGACTGGCTAATTGAAATGCAAGAAGACGCAACGTGTATGACCCGTGACGAATGGGTTGACAAGCACGGCGAATCCGTAATAGATGTGTACAACGACTTAAACAGAAACAAACAAGGTGAACTGTTCGATGTACAAACCACTCCCCTATCCGACACCTGACGTTGACCCACGCTTGACTGATGTAACAGCTAATGTAAAGAGGTTACGAAATATTGTCAGCGACAAAGAATGGAACAGCGAAGATTGTCAGCTAGAAAAACAACAATTGTCAGTCTTTTTGTCAGCACTAAAAAGCGGCAAGCTTTACTTACCTAACTTTTAACGGGGGAAATAATGTCAGCCCATAATATTGTCAGCCCAAAAGCCAAACAAACAACGTTGTCGCGTGACTATCTGTGCGATGATTGCCATGAACCCGCTATGGTAAAGACGGGCGGCGGGTTGTGGTGTCCAAAGTGTTACCTTAAAAAACAAGGTAACAAAATAAAACCACTTGACCACGGGGGATATTATCCGTAAAGCTTGTTTAGCTACACACAACAACACAAGGTTACCAGCCATGAAAAAGCGAATTCACATAAACCAGCATATCATCCGCAGTAATGCCCGCAACGATGAAAACAAACCCGTTATCACTGTTAAAACCAGTCGTGATAATGTCTATTGTCATGCAATAAAGATTCTGGGGGAATCAACGGTTATTTATTCACCTGATAAACCGCTATCTTGCGGGGCGAAAGTTTGGATAGAAACAAGCGCAGATGTGGAGATGACGCAATGAAAAAGGCAGATATAAATAAGCCAGCTTTCACCATGTATCCAAAATCCGTAAAGTTTTTGGGTGATTATCCGCACAAGGTATTAAAACAATCTAAAAACAAAAAGCTATCAAAAGATAAATTACCCGTAATCAAAAAGGGTGAATTCAAAGGTTATGTAATCTACACTTTGACCTTAGAAGAACGCGCCACTTGTCCGCGTGAATGTTATCATTGGGATGATTGCTATGGTAATAACATGATGTTCGCGCATCGTATTGAACACGGCGAACAATTAGAACAGCGCGTATCTTTAGAAGTAAAAGAATTGTGTGAAACGTATAAAGGCGTCATAATCCGTTTACATGTTTTGGGTGACTTTTATTCTGTGCAATATGTCGAACTGTGGCAGTCATTGCTTGCCCGCTTTGCTAACTTGGCAGTGTGGGGATTCACGGGGCGAACCTATACCAGCGACATTGGACGGGCTATCAAAGCAGTAAAAGACTTGTTCGGTTCGCGGTTTTCGGTTCGGTTTAGCAACGCACCTGACATTAAGTTTTCAGCGAATAGCGCGGATTTGTACAAGCCAGTAAAAGGCGAAAGTTTGGTCTGTCCTGAACAGACGGGCAAGTCTGAATCTTGCGCGACGTGTACTGTTTGCTGGTCTGCACCTGATAAACAAGTTTTGTTTTTGACGCACTAATTTTGTCAATGTCAAAGTCAAATATTTTGTCAATGGTAAAGCTAAGTTTTATGGGGATAGTCTGAAAGTTACCTTGCACAGTTTTTTCGGGGGCGGGGTCGGACGGGACTATCGGCGGTGGTTGCGAGTCGCGGGGCGATCACCAACAAAATAAAAATAAATGTAGTCCAGCACGTCCATTTATTAATTAGTTGTGCTATATTTATTAATGTGATTAAATTCACGAACTACCACGAAACAACAACAACAAAGGAATAAAAGAACATGTTTGATCTTATACCTAGTGAAGTGAAGGAAATCAGGACAGGCAGTTATGAACTGAAACATAAAGACATTGCCAACACGTCATTGTTTAGTGACTTTGGCGGGGTGTCACGGGTTCCGCTTGAAGCACTAGTTCCGTTCAAAGAAGAGCCTGTTATAGTCGAGCCAGTACGAGTAAAAGGTTATGATGCCTTGATGAATACAAAAACGGGTGCTGTTTTGGACACTAGGCCAGTCTCTAAGACTTACAATCTAGTGAGTCACGATAGGCTGTTCAATCGCCATGCTGAATTGATGGATGGCGGCGAACTACCACTTAATAATATTGACGTTGTTGATAGGCTTTTCGATGATGGCGTCCGCGCACATCGGACGGTGTATTTCAACGATCTGGAAAGCGGTATTGGTGACGGTTCCGACTTGGTGCGGTGTCGCATGGATATATTTAATTCGATAGATATGTCTTGGGCGTTTCAAGTGTTTAGCGGTGCTTATCGTGACTTGTGCCGCAATACGCTTGTATTTGGTGGGCAGAAATCATACCAGCAACGGGCAAAACATACCGCGAACTTATCGCCTGATGCCATGATAAGCAAAGCAGGTAACAGTCTTGATATGTGGACTAGCCAACGTGAACTCATGGAAAAATGGACAAAGGCCAAGTTAACCCGTGAACAGTTTGGGCAGATATTAGCCGAAACGGTCTGTTATAAAAACACGGCGGCAACACGTGCAGAACAAGGTAACCCAGTAAATGAACGGTTAATGAACTATCTGCTTTACCGTTTTGAGGAAGAAATCCCAGAACTAGGCCAAACGTTTTGGGCGGCATATAATGCACTCACTCATTGGTCAACCCATACAAATGAAACATGGACTGGTGACGATGGTATAGAACGTGCCACAGGCCGTAAAACCCAGCGTAAAGAAGTAACCCAGCGAGTACGGGGCGAACATGTACGAAATGTGACTGAATCCCCGTCTTGGAAGTATTTAGAAGGATTAGCGGCATAATATGGAAGGTTTAATTTCAATAATTTACAAGTCGGTTTGGATAGTTTTCCTAATCGTCATACTTTCCCTAATGTTGGGATAATATATAAACGCCTTGCGAGGCAGAAAGAACTAACAACATGTCTAAATATTTACCGAAAGAATTGATTGCCCGTTTTAGTGAATTGTCTGATGACTTTGAAAAGGTCATTAGGGCGGATGAACGCCAGCGCATCAAAAAGCTTATTGATGATGAACTGGTCAAAACAGTGAGTCAGCCAATTGCAATGGGTGTTGCTACCGGACTACACGGGGAACCGTTAGCTAGCCAGCCAGTCAAAAAGACTACCAACAAGTACTTTATGAACAAAAACGCGGTAAAGGTGCTTGGCTATCTTGAACGGGGTTTTGTGGCAGTTCCTACTATTGCTGGTAATCTGAATCTTAAAAAACAAACTGTTTATGCTTATATCCATATCATCAAAAAGAATGGTTATAACATCCAGACCCGCAACACCGGAACCCGTCGCAATGGCTATCATAGAATATACAGGGTTGCGGCGTAATCTGTTTTGTGTTTTAACAATGGGGCGGGCAGGTTTTTTGCCCGTCCATATCAACAACCGATAGAGTAGGGTTTATCTAATGCAAGTTGAAATATTCGCACATGAAACAAATACCTATAATTCAAAGAAGATAGGTAATGCTGTTGTTACAGCCAAACGCACAAAGCATAAGGGCTTTGATGTGTTCAAGCTTTATGGCACTAACCAAGATGGCGCGGCTTTTGAAGTTAACATTTTCTTGGACTCAGGCCAGAAGATAACCCAGATGGTAGGCGATGCGGGCGATCAAGATTCGTATAAAAAGGCGAATCCCGCAGTTGGCTACAAGGTATCATCTGAATAAACTTATCACTGTTTACCCTCCCTACTTAGCCCCGTCACAATAGCTGGCGGGGTTCTTTTTTGCCCAAGTGCCAGTTAATACCCAACCGCTTTGTATTGGCGGGATAATCTGGCAAGGTTGTTGTTCGGGTGGTGTTATGATAAATGCCATCAACAAGCAAATCATATAATTATCAGTATATATAAAAATGTTAATGGGAAATTAAATATAGGTGGCTAGCGCGGCATATATATAATGGGATTACGCGGGCGTTTGGGCTTGTCGTGTTAGTTTGTGGGATACCTCGGTCTTGCCGAGATCGAAACCCGCATGGGGTCACTAGAGCCACCGGGGGGGTACCCATACTTGCTAGCAATGTCGCCATCGATTTTGTATTTGGGGGGTTATCGGGGTAGGTAAAAAACAGTGCTTTGGGGTAACCCACTGGGGTACTCCCGGCATGTGTGCTGCGGGGGGGTGTATCCCGGCGGGTTATACCTCAGTATACCTACGAATGTTCAATTTGTCAAGCTTTATTTTTTTTTTAGTTGACATTTAGGTAAAACATAGTCATAATAGGGGCGTAGGTTGAGTTTGTAATTAGCACATCTCCCCAATTTCAAAAGCACATTTGCACAAAAAGAGTGAGATTGCGGCTACACACGCTCTACCTACCCCCATTTAACCGAAAGATAACCCTATGTTCACCGCAATGCTTCTGATATGCAACGTGTACATGACTAATTCATGTATAATAGCCGAAGATTCGTGGGGGCCGTACGCTACAAAGGCTGAATGCACCNCACGAATAGGTGTAATGATAGGCGAAGTAAAAGAAATAGCCCCAAACATGTTTGTAAAAGCTACACAGTGTGAGTTAACCGTCGAAAAAGGAACGAACACGTGAACTTGCTACCCCAACCCCAAGTCAAAAAGCGGGAATTGACCCCCCAACAGGTACAATTCCTAGACATACTGTTTGAAAACGGTGGTCAAGTCACTGCAGCAGCCGTAGACGCAGGATACGCAAAGGGTAGTGCCGCGTGGTTACGAAAACATCTAGCTGATGAGATAGTAGACCGCACAAAAGACGTACTGTCTATGAACGCACTCAAAGCAGCCAACCGATTAGTAGACACAATCGACAACCCCGCCCCCGAACGAGGTGACGATCTACGTCTAAAGGCCGCTGAGAGCCTGTTGAACCGTGTTGGTGTCAAACAAGCAGAACAAATCAACCACAACGTAACGGCAGTACACGGCGTAGTCCTGTTGCCACCAAAGAAAGAGGTCGTGATCGATGGCTGATATGTCTAGGTACCCTAGTTATAGAAACTTAACTGCTACTCAAAGAAAACAAGTAGATATTCTTATGATGCAAGATGAAGCAGCAGGAATAAAAAATATACACGTATCACAATACATTCCTATGGTTGTGGATCAGTCCCGTAGAAAAATGGCAATGGGTGGTAAAGCTTGTCGTGGTCGTAGTGCAATGGGATCAATGGAGAAAGCGTAATGGAAGTTCTTAAAGAAAAAGAAATAAAAGACAGAAAAAAACTTAATAAAGCAATTGATAAAGGGGCTGTTAAGATAACAGCTAAAAACAAAAATGATTTGCTGTCTAATTCTCAACTGAAACGGTATGATGGTATTGTTGAAAATCAAAACTTAGCTTACTTACTGAATAACAAACTTATTGAGTTTGATTCTGAAACAAAAAAGCAAGTTAAACAACTGCCCCTTAACAAATTAGACAGCAAGCCGGGAAAAGGACTAGATAAACGACGTGCAAAAGCAAATGAGTATAAGTCTGCTCCAAAAAGCCCTGTAGATAGGTCTAGGTTTACGGGTAAAGCGTATAGTACAGAACTAGGAATTGCTTTACCTCGCCCCGGCCCCTCACGGGGTACCACTCCCCGTGAAAAATTAGCTATGGGCGGCAAAGCTTGTCGTGGTCGTAGCGCGGCGTCTAGCGCGGAGAAGTCTTAGTGGCAGGACGCCCAAAAAAGGACCCCGACGCACCCAAAGCCACGTACAACCTTTCTGTAAAGGAACGTGCGCGTCGTGCTGTCCAAAAGAAACTAAATGCAGCCAAGCGTCGTGCTAAAAAGACAACAAAGGCAGCAGAAGACAAACGACGTTACGCCCGCAGACTAGAAAACGATATAGGCAAAGTAGAGAAAGCCCTTGTTGGAAAAGAGACAACAGTTATCGACAAAGGTGATCTTACTGATTTACCTGCTGCGGTTGCCGACCTCGTTGAAGATAGCGAAGTTGTATTCCAGCCAAACCCCGGTCCCCAAGAAGAGTTCCTTTCCGCTGGTGAACGTGACGTGTTATACGGCGGGGCTGCTGGCGGCGGTAAGTCGTTTGCCCTTCTTGCCGATCCTCTTCGTTACTGCCACAACCCTAACCATCGTGGCCTACTGCTTAGACGTACTCTCGACGAATTAACCGAACTGATTGACAAGTCACGCCAACTGTACCCCAAAGCGTTTCCCGGTGCGAAGTTCCGTGAGTCAAAGTCTACGTGGCACTTTCCATCTGGTGCAACCATCTGGTTCACCTACCTCGACAAAGACAAAGACGTAACACGCTTTCAAGGACAAGCGTTTAACTGGATAGGCATAGATGAAATCACACAGTATCCTACACCGTATGTGTGGGACTATTTGCGTTCTAGGCTTCGTTCTACTGATTCTGAACTTCAGCAACACCTGTACATGCGCTGCACAGCCAACCCCGGAGGTGTGGGTGGCTGGTGGGTCAAAAAGATGTACATCGATGGAACACCAGAAAACAAAGCTTACCCTGCTTTTGACTTAGACACGGGCAAGCCGTTTGTTTGGCCCCACAACCACGAAAAAGCAGGACAGCCTCTGTTCTATCGCAAGTTCGTTCCTGCACGGCTAACAGACAATCCGCACCTTATGGCAGACGGACAGTACGAGTCTATGCTAAGATCACTTCCCGAAGTTGAACGCAAACGACTTCTTGAAGGGGATTGGGATGTAGCAGAGGGAGCAGCCTTTCCTGAGTTCTCACGAACAAAGCATGTGGTCGAACCGTACGAAATGCCAACTAACTGGCCTCGCATACGGATGGCTGACTACGGGTACGCTGCACCGTCGTGTGTCCTGTGGGGTGCAATCGACTGGGACAACAACATCTGGATATATAGAGAATTATACGAAAAACACTTGACAGCAGAGCAATTAGCTGATAGAATACTAGAAGCAGAACAACTTGACCCAGTACCACACTACACTGTATTGGATTCTTCGTGTTGGAACAAGACAGGCTTTGGTCCGTCTATAGCAGAAGTAATGATGCGAAGCGGAGTCAGGTGGACACCCTCTGATCGTAATCGCATACAAGGCAAGATGGAAATACACCGACGCCTAGCCGACAACCCCTACACAAAAGAACCCCGCCTACGTTTCTTTTCTACATGCCAGCACATAATAAAACAAGTAGCGGGCATACCCCTGTCTAAAACAAACAGTGAAGATGTAGATACAAAGGCTGAAGATCACGCATACGACGCGCTGCGCTACGGGATGATGACACGCATGAGTGGCTACGTATCTATACACCAGCAACTCAACTCCATAAAGAACCACGTACATCAAGTACAAGATGAAGTATTCGGGTATTAATACATGGCACAATTTAACGAAGCATTTGAACAAAGTTTACGCGCCGATGGTGCAAGCCGCCAAAAAAGTATAAATTCTTCTACTTTGCGAGAGGTAATTACTAATCGTTCCCCCGATGATTACAAAAGTGATGGTCAAGCTAAAATAAATAGCACTCTTCGTTTTTACGAAAAAGCAGGTCTTCTTGACACAACAGTTGGAGAACTTGCTAATGATCCTGTAAAATTTACAAGTGCTATGACCGGAGATGCGTATGCTGCACTTGGAAAAAGCCAAGCAAATTCCGCATCTAAGTTTATTGCAAGTATCTTTCAAGATGCAGGTCATGGTAAAGCGTGGGGCAGCAACACTTTAAAAAGAGAGCTTGGTCCAGCACAAGCTAAAGAACTTTTTCCCATAGAATCAACTCAAACTAAAGTAAAAGGATACCCCGACGATTTCTTTATTCGTACAAAAAAAGCCGTAACAGCCTTACAAAATGCGGGACAAAAAGAAGCTGCCGCACAGTTGTTATTAACAATGTTGGGGGGGTATCGTTCAGCGGATGTAACTGGTATAAAAGTTGAAGATATTGATTTTCGCACAGGAGTTATTTTTGATGTTACGGTTAAAGGCGCGGGAGAGGTAGTGGACAAGACGGGTGTTCTTTCTGCTCCGATGTTGGATATTGTTAAAGATTATTTGGGAGATAGAACAGAGGGACTTTTATTTGAAAACCCTTCAGCTAATTCTACAATAATAAACAAAGAACTTAAAAAACAATTTCCACAAGATTACTTAATTAAAAAAAGTAAGGAAAAAGGAACGTATAAGTCTGGAATAAGTCTTTACGATTACCGTCACTTTAACGAAACTTACTTGTCCTCTATGGATGTAAGTCCTGAATTACGTAAAGTTGCTACTCTTCGTGCTGCTGCTGACGTGTCTGAAAAATATGCTGCTAGTGGCGCACGTAGAGCAGATGTCAATAGCTTACACAGTGGCTTACTCGCAGTGTTTTCTGCAGGGTCAGGGTCATCATCTCCAGCCCAATTTTTAAATGATACGCTTGCTGTACAAATTGGTGTCAACGACAACAACGAGCCAATATACAACCAACCTAAACTATCTGAAAAAACAAAGCGAGTTGTACCCACTAAGCAACTGCTAGAAAGAATAGGATATGAAGATGCCATTGAACCTAACATTTATGCGAGTTTGCCAGATGAAGGTGATGTATTAGGAAAAACGGCTGTTAGTATTGATCCTGAAACCACTGCAGCGATTAATAAACAAGTGCAATCTGAGGCTACGGTGGCTGCTTTTGAAGCTGATGTGCAAGCAGGAGCAATAGCGGATGACGCTGCAGAAGGACGGGCCAAAGCAGCTAAAACAAAAGCAGATGCAAAAGCACAACAAAAAGCAGATTCTCTTGATACAACAAAATCAAAGCTTCTTAGTAACATAACAAAAGTCGGTAGACCAATACTAAAAGTTGTAGCCCCTCCTATAGGATATGGTTTAGCAGCACTAGCTTTTGACCAAACTCGTTCTTCTGTTGTAAACTCCGCATTTGCTGACCAAGCACGGGACTTAGGTATTCCAGAAGGTGCTATACAAACTGCGGGAATGGTGGCAGGTGCTACAGAGTTTTTACCTATTACTCCTACGGATGTTATGAGTGTAGCACAAAGCATACCTACAGAACCTTCAATGGTGCAAGATGCTCGTATGAGGCAAGAGTCACGCCAGTTTGACTATGGGGATGAGTTTGGAAATATTAACCCCGACACAGGGCAATCTGTACCTACTGCTCCAGTAGACA